GATGATGTTTACGATACAGAAACAGACCATACAATTCAAATACTAATATTATTTATATCTTTTAATTTCCTATGGACGACTACAAACTAATGAAAAAATGTATTAAATGTAATGAAGAAAAAGAATTGACTGAATTTAGAATAGATAAAAAATGTAGAGATGGTTATAGAACAGATTGTAAAATATGCGAAATAAATCGTCAAAAGCAATATAGATTAAATAATAAAGAAAAAATAAAAAAATATGATAAAGAATATCAAAAAGAATATAGAAAACAAAAAAAAATAAGTGACCCTTTATTTAAGTTAAGATGTAATATTGGTTCAAATATTCAGATTGCAATTAAAAAACAAGGTTATTCTAAAAAAACAAACACTTATAAAATTTTAGGTTGTACATTTGAAGAATTTAAAATACATTTAGAAATTAAATTTATTGAAGGTATGAATTGGAATAATATAGGAGAATGGCATTTAGACCATATTTATCCAGTATCTTTAGCAAAAAATGAAGAACATTTAATAAAACTTAATCACTATACTAACTTTCAACCTTTATGGGCAATAGACAATATAAAAAAAGGAAATAAAATAATCTAATTATATGAGTGATTTTAAATGGATTGAAAAAGTTGCAGAAAGTAATAAAGAATGGATTGAGGTAATACATAAGTTCGGAGAATTCGATTATGCACAAGACATCGTACAAGAATCATATATTGCATTAATGAAATACGCATCAGCTGATAAAGTATTAGATGCAAATGGCGAAGTTAGAAAAGGATATGTTTATTTTACTTTACGTTCTTTGTATTATCAGTTTTACAACAAAAAGAAAAAAATTAATAAAGTATCTTTTGATGGATGTTGGGAATTATTCGACGATTCAAACGTAGAAGAACATAAAGCGTACAATGATATATGTTTAATGATTGATGAAGAAATAGGTAATTGGCACTGGTATGACCGCAAACTGTTTAAATTGTATAGAGATACAGATATGAGTATGCGTGATATTGCAAAAGAAACAAATATCAGTTTAATATCAATTTTTCATAGCATTAAAAACTATAAAGAAATATTAAATACTAAGTTCCAAAAAGATTATCAAGATTATATTACTAACGATTATAACACATTATATTAAAATGGCTAAAAGAAAAGCAAAAGGATTCGGTGATACAATAGAAGCTATCACAGAAGCAACAGGGATTAAAGCGGTAGTTGAAACATTTAGTAAAGCAACTGGAATAGATTGTGGATGCGACAAACGAAAAGAAACATTAAACAAATTATTTCCATACAATAGAAATATTAATTGTTTAACTGAATCAGATTATAATTTATTAACGGGATTTTTAGACCCTTTAAAAAACACATTAACACCAACAGAACAATTAGCAGTTTCAGATATTTATTTCAATGTATTTAATTATCGTTTACAGTTAAGTTCTTGTGGTTCTTGTTGGAAAGGTAAAATAGAAGAATTAAGAAAAGTATATAACGAATATAAATTAAATGACTAACTGGAAAGAAGTTGATTTATTTAATTGGTTAAAAGAAAATGTATATCCTGATTTAGTTAAAGCTAAGAATCAAATGTCAAGGTGGGATTGTTACAGTCCCGCTACAGGTCATAGATTAGAATTAAAGTGTAGAAAAACACATTATGGTACTTTACTACTTGAAAAGAAAAAGTACGATGCTATGAAGCAAGAATGTGAAAAGCATTTAGATACACCAATGTATTTTAATTCAACTCCAAAAGGTATTTATAGTTTTAATTTAAACATTATTATCCCTGAATGGGAAATTAATTTTAAGAATCCAGCAACAACACATTTTTATAATACTAATAAAGTAGAAAAAGAAGTAGCATATTTAGAAATCACAAAAGCAAAACAATGGAAACAAACATAATACAACAAGAATATCTTAAATCAGTTTTATTAAGTCAATTATTACTTGAATCAAATGAAGCATTATTTTTTACAACGCAATACAAGCAACAAATTAAACACAAAATAAACAGTTTAAATAAAGACTTAGAAGAAGTTGTAAGAAATGAATATAAGATTATCTATAATACAGATGCAGAAACAACAACAAATATTTTAAGAAGCATTGAAGATATAATAACAAAGCTCCAGACTTCTACAATTGATGAATTAGTAATGATAAATGCAGTTATAGATAAATACAAAGAAAATAAAGAATGGTTCATTAAATACGCTGAAACTGAGTTCTTAAAATTAGACTAATGGCGAAGAAACAATTAGAAAAATATATTCCAACAGATGAAGAATTACAATGTAGTTATATTTGTCATAAAAATGATTTAGCTTATGTTATACAGCCAATACAAAATTCAAAGAAATACAAAGTAGTTAAATTTCAAATATCAAATAGATTAGAAGTACATACTTTAAAAGATAACGTACAAGATTTAGAATTAACAGAATACGAAGCGTTAAAAAAAACAATGGAACTATATAAACAACACTCAAAAAGATTTAACAAATGAAAGATACAATAGTAGAATCAGTAATAGAACAATTTAAACAACGTTCTGAAGTAGGAATAAATAAATATGGTGTAACATTAGATAGAGAAGATTTAGACCGCTTACAATGGCTACAACACGCACAAGAAGAAGCAATGGATTTAATATTATATTTAGAAAAACTAAAACAATATGAAAGTAAATAAAAAAGAAATTATAATTAGATTGTTAAATCAACTTTACGATGTAATAGATTATAATTTAGAATTACAAAATACAATAGAAGAACTTGAAAAGAAATTATTTAAATATGACAAAGAGCAAACAATCACCACTACAAAGAATAAATAGAATAATAGATTTTAACTGGAAAAGAGGAAACAACAAAGAATCAGTTAATGAAGTTTACAGAAAAATAATTAATCAAAGGCTACTTAAACAGTAGTCTTTTTTTATGTTAAATATTTGTTAAAATGTATTTTATGTTAAAAACTTGTTTATATTTGTACTCAGATAACAACAACATAAAAAATAGAAATTATGCAAATAGGACAAAAAGTAAACTACTTCGGAAAAAATGCAGAAGTATTAGAATTTAATAGAACACACGTTTTAATTAAATTTGAAAATGGAAGTAAATTATGTACAACTAAAACAGCATTTAATAGATAACAATTTAAAACAAACATTATGACAAAGCAAGAAATTATTGAAACATTAAGTAACTGTATTGAGTTAGTTAATTTAACAGAGAATGTGTATGTAAGAAACAAACTTACACAAGTAGCAGAAGCATTAATAAAAGAATGGAATGAATCAGATGCTTATGATGAAGTAGTAAAACAAGTATTAAATTACGATGAAACAATGTCAAATTTAAACAATATAAGAATAAGATAATGAACGAATTAGCATTAATAAAAATACAATCTAAAGTAATGGGATTAGATAGAGAATTACACCAAGCAGTTAATGATTTAATAAGCGGTAAAAGTTTAATCAGCGACGAACATTTAACTGTAATAATTAATAGTACTGAACGTGAATTAAGTGTTTACAATCATATTTTAAAGTTAATAATTAATAATCAAAACGTAAATTAATGGTAGTATTATTTGATGCAGATAGTTTGATATTTTCAAGCTGCTATAAGAAACGTGAAACAATAGAAGATGATGGATTTCACCATAACATAGAAGATTCAATAGCTAAATTTGATGAAGTGTTTATGTCTATTATAAATCACTTGGAAGATTTTTACGAAATAAATGAAGTTAAAACATTTTCAGGAAGTAAAGGAAACTTTAGAAAATATATTTCACCAAAGTATAAAGCAAATAGAGATTATAATAATTTACCACCATTGTTAAATGAAATGCATACATTTGTAAAAGAACAATATAATTCTATTTGGGGTTACGGTTGTGAAACTGACGATGTTGTAGCTAAATACTGGTTTGAATTATCAAATACAATAGGCAGAGATAATGTAATAATAGTTTCAATAGATAAAGACTATAAACAGTTTCCTTGTTTGATGTATAACTACCACGCTAAGCATAAAGTGATTTACGATATATCAGAAGAAGAAGCATTGTATAACTTCTATGAACAAATGATAATAGGTGATACTGCTGACAATGTAAACTACTGCAAAGGATATGGAAAGAAGTTTGCAGAAAATTATTTAGCAGAATGCAAAACTAAATATGAATATACTAAAAAGATATACCAACTCTTTAAAGTAATACATAAAGGAAAAGCAAAGCAAAGATATATTGAATGCTGGAACTTATTAAAACTAAAAACAGAATAGTTAATTAAATGTTAATTAAAATTATAATTTAAAATAAATATTACCTTTACAAAAACAAATAACAAACAATTAAAAACAAACAAAATGAAAACACAAGAAATTAAAAGAGGAGAATTTAATGCTTATTATTTAATATCAGATTTAAAAGTAGCTGAAGTAAACAGGGATTTGTTTTTAAAACATTCAGAAAACTTTAAAAACAAGTTAAACGAATTCGGTTGGATGATGCCAATTGTAATATCTAAATCAGGTGATGTAATAGAAGGACACCATAGATTAGAAACCGCAAGGATGCTTGGACAAAAAACAGTTCCTGTATATATTGTAGATTGGATAAATACTTCAGATACGAATGAACATTTAGATTGCATAATTAATTTAAACAATGGCAATCGTGCTTGGATAAAATTAGATTACTTGAAAGCATTTGCAAAAGAAAATGAAGATTATAAAAAAGTTTATGACGCTTACTTAAGTAATTCTAATAATATATCTGTAGGTAATGTAATAAATTGTTTCTTTGGTAAATCAGTAAATAATAAATTTAAAAAAGGGGAATGTAAAATAGAAGATATTACTTTTTCGTTAACTTTATTAAATAGATTTTCAGAACTTGTAAGCAAATATGGTTCAAGAAAAATACAAGCATATTGCATTAGAGAATTAATTAATATAGCTTATGTAAAAACAAATAAAGATTTAGAAGCAGTAGAACATTTATTAAGGGAATATGATAAAATGGCTAAAGATAATCATCCTGCATTAACTTCTATATCTGAATTTAAACCACAAATTGAAAAAGAATTAACTTATTATACACTATTAAAGAATGAAAGTAACAGATAAAATAACAATAACAAACGAAGATAATATGCTTTTAATGGCACGTTACCCTGATAACTATTTTGATTTAGCTATTGTTGACCCTCCTTATGGATTAGGTGATAAATTAACTCAAGGAGGAACTTGGTCTAAAAAATGGCAAACAAAAGGTGCTGATTGGGATAGATTACCAAATAAAGAATATTTTAATGAATTAATTAGAGTAAGCAAAAATTGGATTATTTGGGGAGGTAATTATTTTATTGAATACTTACCAAATTGCAGATGCTTTTTAGCGTGGCATAAACCTTATATGGATGGAATGCACTCAATGAGCAATGTTGAATTAGCTTTAACTTCTTTTGATACAAACGCTAAAAAAGTTTCTATAAATAAAGATTTAGGAGGTGAAGAAAGAATACATATTACTCAAAAACCAATTAAATTGTACAAATGGATTTTAGAAAAATACGCAAAAGAAAACGACAAAATACTTGACACGCATTTAGGCTCGGGTTCAATAGCAATAGCTTGTCACGATTACGGATTTGAACTAACAGCTTGTGAATTAGATAAAGAATATTATGACAAAGCAATACAAAGAATAATAAATCACACTAACCAACAAAAACTATTCTAATGGAATACTGTAATGACTTTAAATACGATTTAAGAGTAGGACAAGTTGGTGAACAATTACTAAACGAAATACTTACTTTAAAAACAATAGAAGTAAAACGTGATAGCTGGATATATAAAAGTGGTAACATAGCAATCGAATATGAAAGCAGAAACAAACCATCAGGAATAGCAAAATCACAAGCAGACTATTGGGCAATAATATTTTCAGGTGATTACAAAGATGAAATAATATTAATAATAAAAGAAAACAGATTAAAAGAAATATGCAGGGAATACTATAAAAAAGGAAACATAAAAACAATGGGAGATAATAACACATCAAAAGCAATATTAATTCCAATAACAGAAATACTAAAATGGAAATAACAGAAAGATTAAAAGAAATAATATTACAAGAAACAGGCGAAGATATAAACATAAAAACAAGAAAGAAAAATACAGTTGAAATAAGAAGTTTATATTGCACAATACTAAAACAATTAAAGCCACATAAAACATTACAATCAATAGGAGAAACATTAGACTTAGACCACGCTACAATCATACACGCATTAAGAATGTATGAAGTATACAGTAAAGATAATAAAGACTTAAAAGCAATTAAAGATACTATTTTAAGTCACTTTATAGAAGTAGATAAACAAATAGAAGAACTAACAGAAACAGAAGCATTACAGCAACAAATAAACACGTTAAGATTTAACAACAACGAACTAAAAAACGAACTAAAGAAACAACAACAAATAAAAAAATATGACTATGAAATAATAGAAAACTTAAATAACCTTTTAGAAGATACAAACGGAACAATGCAGTATGAAATAATAAACGATAGACTACAAGCATTTTATAGAATGAATAAAAACATAAAACTATGAGAAACAAACAAGAAAAAATAGTAGTAGAAGTAACAGCGTGGATATGTACAATAGTAATAATAACATCAATAATTTTAATAATAATATTATGACAGCAAAAGAAAGAGCAGAAAACTATATGAAACTTAAAGATGGTTATATATCAGCAAAAGAAAGAGCAAAGATACTATATGACAAATATTCAATAGAATACAATAGAACATTAGTATCAGGAACAATGCAACAAACAGAACACTGGAAAGAAGTATCAAAAGAATTAAGTAAACTATATAAAAACAAATAAGATGAAAAAATATAAAGTAATACAATTAATGATTTTAGCATTTGAAGCAGGATTTAAACAAGCAGCAATAGTTGAAGCAGGATTAGAAGGAAAAGAAACAGATATATTAGTTAATTGGATTTACGTTAAACATATAAATAATAAATAAGATGCCAGATATAACAATGTGTAGTGGTAACAATTGCGAACTAAGTTCAACTTGTTACAGATATAAAGCAGAACCAAGCGAATATAGACAATCGTATTTTTGTAAACCACCTAACAATGGATTAGAATGTGAGTACTATTGGGAAATAAAAACTAAATGTTATTGCGGTCATACAAATTATTGTGATTGTATTCCTAAAACAGATGAAGATGAAACCAATTCATAAATTTAATAATGGCAGAGGTGCTATGCTTTGCAATATATGTAGAACTATTATATCTACAGGTAAAGCAACTAAAGAATTATTATGTAAACAATGTAAAATAAAACAAAATGAAAGCAATATTAGAATTTAATCTACCTGAAGATAATACAGAATACCTCGCTACAGTTAAAGCAATGGATATGGCGAACTTTATATTTGAATTAGTTTATAACACAAAAAAAGGTTTAATCAATCAACTAAACGATTCTATTACATCACAGTTTCAACAAGATGGTATAGAAATAGTCTTTGATAAAATATGCGAACTATTGCAACATCATAATATAGAAATTGACGAACTGATATAAACAATAAACAAAAATGTTTATTTTTAAATTAATAATAATATTTTTTAATTATGGATATTGAACAAAATAATCACGGTGGAGCAAGAAAAGGAGCTGGAAGAAAACAAGGTGTCGGACTATCACATACAATAAAAAGAGAATGTGCTACTTTAATTAAAAATCTTTTACAAGATGAATTATTTAAAAATAAAGCTATTCAGCAATTAATAAGTATTGACAAAGAAAAAGAAGAAGAAGATTATTTTTATATTTTAAAATCAGATAACAAATATAAATTTGGATATTCTTCTAATTTTAATAAAAGATTAAAAGTTTATAAAACACATAATGTAAATATTAAGGTTTTAAATATTTTAAAAGCTAAAAATTGTTTTGAATTAGAGGCTAATATGATTTCTAAATATAATAAAAATAGAATTTTAAATACAGAATGGTTTAATTTTTCAAATGAAGAATTGTTTTGTGTTTTAGATTATGTTAATACAAATTGTTATTTAAAATAATTATGGAAGATAAAAGAAAATTTAATGGTGGGCATAAAACTGCTGGACGTAAATCAAAATCAGAAGAAGTTAAACTGATTGAGAAATTATCTGCATTAGAACCATTAGCATTTGAAGCATTAGAAAAAGGATTAGAGAAAGGCGACTTTAAATTTACTCAATTGTTCTACAACTATTATGCAGGTAAGCCAAGAGAAACTAAAGACATAACTGTAACGAATGAGCAACCTATATTTAATATAGATGATTTAGACTTAGTTTAAGACACTATTATATGGAATTTATAGTAACTACTGCAATTAAAAAGTTATTGCGTTTAAAGCAACGTATTAAAGTTATTAGAGGTGGAACATCAGCGGGTAAAACTTTTGGTATTCTACCTTTGTTAATTGATAAAGCAATAAAAGAGCCAATGCTTGAAATAAGTGTTGTATCTGAAAGTATACCGCATTTGCGTAGAGGTGCATTAAAAGACTTCTTAAAGATTATAATGGCGTTAGGTAGATATACTGATGCTAACTTTAATAAGAGTACTTTAAAGTACACATTTGCAAATGGAAGTTATATTGAATTCTTTAGTGTTGACCAACCTGACAAATTACGTGGTGCAAGAAGAAATATTCTTTATGTTAATGAGTGTAATAATATTGACTTTGATAGTTATTATCAAATGGCTATTAGAACATCAGGTGATATATGGTTAGATTATAACCCTGCATCTTCTTTTTGGGTAGATAAAGAAATACTAACTCAAGATAATGTAGACTTTATAACATTAACGTATTTAGATAATGAAGCGTTATCAGATACTATAATAAAAGAAATAGAATCAGCAAAGGTTAAAGCATTAACATCTACATATTGGGCGAATTGGTGGCAAGTATATGGACTTGGACAAACAGGAAGTTTAGAAGGTGTATGTATAACTGATTGGAATGAAATAGATATGCCAACAGATGCAAGAATATTGTGTTATGGAATGGATTTTGGTTACTCAAATGACCCAACATCATTAGTGGCTATGTATAAATATAACGATGCTTACATATTTGATGAATTGATTTATAAGAAAGGTTTATTAAACAACGATATATCTAATCTATTAAAAGCAAATGAAGTAAACGATATTGTTTACGCTGATAGTGCTGAGCCAAAATCAATAGCAGAATTAAATACATACGGTCACAATATATTACCAGTATCAAAAGGTAAAGATTCAATCTTATATGGTATTAATTTATTAAATCAGAATAAAGTTTACGTTACATCAAGAAGTAAGAACTTAATTAATGAATTAAGAAACTACATTTGGATGGTAGATAAAACAGGTGTTAAAATGAATAAGCCTATTGATTCTTACAATCACGCAATAGATGCTATGCGTTATGCTATAATGAGTCAATTAGAGAACCCAAATAAAGGAAACTATTTTATATATTAATTATGAGCTACGGACAAATGATTGCCACAATACAATGTTACTTACACCACGTTAAGAATGTAGAAGTAATGATTAACTTACCAAGAAATGTAGGTGAAATTAAAAAGATGCAACAAATGTATTTAATAGCTTCTGCTTATTTGAATAGTTAAAATTTTGTTAAATGTATTTTATTTAAAACATAATTATTATATTTGCTTATAATTAAAAACAAAAGCTATGAATGAATATCCATTAGAAGAATTAGAAAACGAATGTGCATATTGCGGAGAAGAATGTGAAAAGATTTATTGCAATAAAGAATGTAAAAAAGCATACGAATCAGAAAATTAATTATTGGTTAATTAAATTGGGAATTAGACTTACAGAAATGTAGGTCTTTTTTTTGTTTAATACAATTACAACTTTATTTTATTATTATCAAAAACAATAATATGAAGTTAGAAATTAGCATACCTACAGAATTAAAAGAAATTAAGTTATCACAATATCAGGCGTTCTTAAAGATAGCTAAAGATAATACAGATGAAGAATTTCTACATCAGAAAATGGTACAAACGTTTTGTGGTATAGACTTAAAAGAAGTAGCAGAAATAAGATACAAAGAAGTAATAGAAATTACTGAATCACTTGGTAAAATGTTTGATGTTAAAAACCATAAGTTTATAAATAAATTTAAAATGGGTGGGGTTGAATTTGGATTCATTCCTAATTTAGATGATATGACCTTTGGGGAATATACAGACTTAGACACGTATATAACTGACTGGGAACAGATGCATAAGGCAATGTCAGTATTATATAGACCAATTAAAAAGAATGGCTTAAATGGCACTTATGAGATTGAAAAGTATAATGGTTCAATAACATATTCAGATGTAATGAAACACGCACCTTTAGATGTAGTGTTTGGTGCTAATGTTTTTTTTTACACTTTAGGCAACGAACTATTGAAAAGTACGATGACTTATTTGGAGAAGGACAAGGAGATACAGAATATTCTGCAACAAGCCAGTTTGGAAAAAGGTGGGGCTGGTATAGTTCAATCTATGCTCTTGCTAAAGGAAACATTATCGACTTTGATAGAGTTACCGAATTACCAATTAACCAATGTTTAACATATTTAACATTTGAGAAACAAAAGAATCAAATAGAATCAGATTTAATAAAAAAAAGATAATGAGTACATTTTACGAAATAACACAAGCTATAAAGAATCAATTACAAGAAGATATTTTTGTAAACACAGTTACTACTGGTGATATATTTAAAGTTGATTTAAACAAGCAAACTATATTCCCTTTAAGTCATATCATTGTAAATTCAGTATCTTATCAAGGACCTGTTTTGAATTATAACATATCTATTTTAAGTATGGATATTGTAGATGAATCTAAAGATTTAACAACTGATATATTTATAGGCAATGACAATGAACAAGATGTATTAAACACACAATTAGCAGTTGCAAATAGATTTTTAGAAGTATTAAATAGAGGTTCGTTAAGTGATGATTATGAATTAGTAAATGGTTCTGCATCAATAGAATTCTTTGTAGAAAGATTTGAAAACAAATTAGCAGGTGTTACAACTACATTTGATATTGCAATACACAATACGATGACTAAATGTTAGAAGTAGAAAAGACTATTAAGCGTTTTAGGGATTATGTTATTCAACAATCAAGAAGTAATCTATCTAAAAGTGGTAAAAATAATTCTAAGGAATTATATAATAGTTTAAAAGGTGAAGTAGTAACAGAAAACGGATATACTATTGTAGGATTTCAAATGGCTGATTATGGAGCATTTGTAGACCAGGGTGTTAAAGGTAAAACAAGTTCTAATAAAGCACCGAATAGTCCATTTAAATTTGGTAGTGGCACAGGTAAAAAAGGTGGTTTAACTAAAGGAATAAATCAATGGGTTAAACAAAAAGGATTTCAATTTCGTGATAGAAAGTCAGGTAGATTTTTAAGTTATGATTCAACAGCTTATTTAATTACACGTTCAATATTTCATAAAGGAATTAAACCAAGTTTATTCTTTACTAAACCATTTGAAGAAGGATATAAAAAATATATTGATGTTGATTTATTAAAAGCATTTGGGCAAGATATAGAAACAATAGTAGATTATAATTTAAAAGATTTAAAATGAATATAGTGAAAATTTATAAAGAAAAAGATGGCACTCCAACTTTTACAATAGAAGCAGAAGATATAATTGATTCATTGATATACACTAAATTGTGGGATTGCAAAGAAGAAATTTATATAGATGAAGAATTGATTGACGTAATATATTATAAAAAATGAAAGTAGTAAAAGTAAGAAGTCCGTTTATGATAGAAGTAAATGAGTCTGGTGCAATAGGAAGTAAGATTGAATTATTTATTTATAATTACGGAAGTTCAGTTCCTGCAACTGCTACATATACACTATCTAAATTAAACGCAAGTACAACACAATTAAGTA